GGTAATTTAAACCCCGATGTCTTTCTAGCCACAGATCATCTAAGGCTTCCTTCCCAGCCATGAACCTCGGAGCCCTGACCCAGACGCAGGCAGCGGCTCTCCTGAGCGTGACCCCGAGGGCGCTCAGGGACTGGCACGACGCGCCCCGGAACAAGGACAGCACCTACCCTGGGCCGGCACTGGTGGCGTACTTCGTCGCCAAGCGTGCCGGATCTGACGACTACGACGACCAGCGCCAACGCCTCGCCGCGGCGCAGGCCGAAAAGGTCGAGCATGAGAACTCCGTGAGGCGCGGACAGCTCGCCGACATGGTCGCGGTCCACCGGCAGTGGACGGACTACGTGGCGAACGCGCGGGCGAAGTTGCTGGGCGTCCCGTCGAAACTCGGCTCCAGGCTGGTGAACATTGGAGATGCAAACGTCATCACGGCCGCCATCCGGGCCGAAATCTACGCCTCCCTCGTCGAGCTCTCTGGCCCTGGCGGACCTCCCGGCGATTCTGGCGCAGGTGTCGAGGACGTGGGCGCCGCCGCCGATCCTGACGGTGAGCGAGTGGTCCGACCGCGAGCGAAAGCTCTCAACGGAAAGCAGCTCCGAGCCCGGCCAGTGGAGAACTGACCGAGCGCCGTACCAGCGCGGGATCATGGACGCGGTTTCGGACCCGGCCGTCAAAGAGGTCTGGGTGATGAAGTCCGCCCAAGTGGGCTGGACCGAGATCCTGAATAACGTCATCGGCTTCCACGTCGATCAGGACCCGGCGCCGATGCTTCTGGTGCAGCCGACGCTCGAGATGGCCGAGGCCTGGTCGAAGGACCGGCTCGCACCGATGATCCGCGACACGCCGGCTCTGTACGGAAAGATCGCCGACGCGAAGTCGAGGGACAGCGGCAATACGCTGCTGCATAAGTCGTTCACCGGCGGGCGCCTCACGATCGCCGGTGCCAACTCGCCGTCCGGGCTCGCGGCCCGGCCGATTCGGGTCGTACTGTTCGACGAGGTGGACCGATTCCCGACCAGCGCCGGGACGGAGGGCGACCCGGTGAGCCTCGGCATCAAGCGGGCGCGGACGTTCTGGAATCGCAAGGTGCTGGCAGGTTCAACGCCGACTGTGAAGGGATCCAGCCGCATCGAGATCGGCTTCGAGCAGTCGGACCAGCGCTACTACTTCGTCCCGTGCACGCATTGCGGTGAGTTCCAGCGGCTGATCTGGGCGAACGTGCGATGGCCGGATGGACAGCCTGATCGGGCCGTCTACGTCTGCCAGCACTGCGGCGTCGAACTGACGGACGCCGACCGGCCGACGATGCTGGACCGAGGCGAGTGGCGCGGGTCGAAACCGTTCGACGGCGTGGCCGGTTTTCACATCTCGGAGCTCTACTCGCCGTGGAGCTCGTGGTCGGAGATGGCGGTCGGTTTCGTCAAGGCGAAGCGGCTGCCGGAGACCTTGCAGACCTGGATCAACACCTCGCTCGGCGAGACATGGGAGGACGCCGGCGAGAAACTCGAGCCGCAGGGCCTGCTGTCCCGGCGCGAGAGTTACACCGCCGACAGTCTGCCGCCGGGCGTGCGGCTACTGACGGCCGGCACGGACACGCAGGACGACCGGCTCGAGACGACGGTCTGGGGCTGGGGCGAGGACGAGGAGGCCTGGCGCGTCGAGCACATCGTCCTCCGCGGCGATCCGGGCGGCCAGGCGCTGTGGAAAGAGCACGACGAGCTCCTGCGCCGCCACTGGCGCACTGACGACGGGCGCGAGCTCGTGATCGAGGCCTGCGCCGTGGACTCGGGCGGCCACTTCACGGAGCAGGTCTATCGCTACTGCGCGGCGCGCAAGCGGTTCCGGGTCTGGGCGGTGAAGGGTGTCGGCGGCCCCGGCCGCCTGGCCTGGCCGAAAAAAGCCTCACGCGCGAAGGTCGGGCAGGTCTGGCCGATCGGCGTTGATACCGCGAAGGACGTGATCTATCAGCGGCTCAAGCGGGTGATCGAGCCCGGCCCCGGATATTTCCACCTCGACGCCACGACGGACGAGGAGTGGCTCGAGCAGCTCACGAGCGAGACGGTGGTCCAAAGGATCACCCAGGGGCGGCGGGTAAGGGTCTGGCGCCCTCGGCAGACGGGCATCCGGCAAGAGGCGCTCGACTGCACCGTCTACGCCTGGTGCGCCTTGCAGGGCCGCGGCGGGGCGGAATTGCTACGACGTCGGGCGGCCAGCGCCGAACGGCATGAAATCGCACAGGACCGCGTCGCTGCCGCGCCTCCCGTCGCCCCCGTGCAGGCGGCGGCGGTCAATGCGCGCAGACGAGCACGGCCTGCAAACTGGGTAACCGGCTGGAGATGAAGTGACGATACCGACGCAAGTCCCCGAGGAGCTCGTTGCCGGCGATACCTGGCAGTGGACGCGCTCGCTCGCCGATTACCCGGCGGGAACGTGGACGGGCGTCTATTACTTCAAGAACGCGATCGCAAATTTCAGTGCGTCGGCAACCCAGTCGGGCACCGACTTCGCGGTGACGGTTGCGGCAGCCACGACTGCGAGTAAGGTCGCCGGGACCTATCGCTGGCTGCTGTCGGTCACCAGCGGCGGCGTCCGCAAGACGGTCGAGGAGGGATGGGTCACCATCGAACCCGATCCCGCAGCGGCCGGGAATGCCGACTTCCGAACGCCGGCCCGGGTCATGCTCGAGAACATCGAGGCCTACCTCGTCGACCCGACCAACTTGACCGCCGCGAGTTTCGCGCTCGCCGGTCGCTCGCTTTCGCGCTGGTCGCGCGCCGATCTGCTCGTCGAGCGCGACAAACTCCTGGCCGAGGTCAGGGCGGAGGATGCCAATGCTCGCGCGGATGCGGGGCTCGGCAATCCGCGACGACTTTACGTGAGGTTCGACCGTGGATAACGTCTGGCAGACACCGCTCGGACAGGCCGCCCTCGAGCGGCTGCGCGCCGAGAAGGACGCGGCGAAGGGCAAGACGCCCCGGGACCGTGGCCGCATGTACTCGAGCGCTCGCGGTTCCCGGCTGATCTCAGGACTTGGCGCGTCGAGCTCGAGCGCGAATGCCGAGCTGCATTCGAGCCTGACGGCGCTGCGCGACCGTTCGCGTGCGCTGATCCGCGACTCGGCGTATGCCAAGCGCGCGAAGGCCGTGATCGTCAACAACGTGATCGGCACCGGGATCGGGATGCAGGCCGAGGTCCGCGGCACCCGCGACACGCTCCGCGAGCCGGTCAACGATGCGATCGAGGACGCCTGGTGCGAATGGTCGCGTGCGGAGTTCTGCCACACGGGCGGGCAGTTGCACTTCCAAGACATCGAACGCATTGCGATGGGGCAGGTGTTCGAGGCGGGCGAGATCATCGTCCGTCTGCACCCGGCCGCGTTCGCCGACTCGCCGGTGCCGCTGGCGCTGGAGATCATCGAGCCGGAGCAACTCGCCGACGATCGGCAGCGGATCCAGTCGCCGAATCCGAATACGCAGCTCATCATGGGCGTCGAGGTGGATTCGTTCTACCGGCCCGTGGCGTACTGGATTCGCGACAGCCATCCCGGCGAGATCCAGCGTTTGCCCGGTCAGACGGCGCGCTATCAGCGCGTCCCGGCCGAGCAGATCATCCACTTGCGCCTCGTGGACCGCTGGCCGCAGGTACGCGGCGAGCCCTGGCTGCACGCGGTCATCCGCAAGCTCGCCGACATCGACGGCTACACCGAGGCCGAGATCGTCGCGGCCCGCGCTGCGTCCATGTACTTCGCGACGATCGAGACGACCGACGACACCGGCTCGCTCGGCGAGGAACAGGACGACGGCACCTACCAGCTCCCGCTGCAGCCGGGCATGGTCGAGAAGCTCTCGCCCGGCGAGAAGCTGAACTTCGTCAATCCGAACCGGCCGAACGCGGCGCTCGACCCGTTCCTGCGCTACATGCTGCGCGAGATGGCGGCCGGTTGCGGCACGAGTTACGAGAGCCTCTCGCGCGACTATTCGCAGTCGAATTATTCGAGCTCGCGCCTGGCGCTGCTCGAGGACCGCGACAACTGGCGCTCGCTCCAGCAGTGGTTCATCCGGTCCTTCCGCGCGAAGCTGCACCGGGTCTGGCTCGAGCGCGCGGTCCTGTCGGGCGCCATTCCGGCGGT